TGGGAACAGGAATGCAGACGCACCGATACTTATAGGGGCAGATACAATACTAACACCACCACCGACTATAGGACTGTCTAGGACTGCTGTAGCAGCACCACCAACATGCTTTGGAGCAGATATTGTAACTGATGGTGCAGTCGTATATCCACCTCCTCCTGAGGATAATGTAACTATTCCAACACCACCTGTTGTGGAAATACCCACTGTTGCCGCAGCACCAGCACCACTATTTGAAATAAATCTAACTCCTGGTGGACTCGTATATCCACTTCCTGAGTTTAAAATTTGAACCTGTTGAACAGATTGTGCTCCTGGATTTGCACTTTCATTGCAGACGTTAATTCCTCCAATCATTATTGCAGATGCAATACCAGTAACTCCGCTTGTTGGAGCAGAAGATATTGCTACTCTTGGTGGAGAGAGATATCCACCACCTCTATTAGTCAACCTAATAAATCTAATAGCCCCATTTAAAATACCAGCAGTTCCGGTTGCAGTTACTGCTGATCCAACCATAGTAAGTCTTTGAGTGGATCCAAGAATAGAAGAGAAAGATCCACTTCCATCACCACCACTTCCATCTATTAAACCATCAGATTCACCGCCAATTAAAACATCATCTATAACATCAACACCAGTATCAATAACCTCATCTTCATATCTAAAGAGTTCACATCTCAATTCATAAACATAGTTCTGCTGTAGTTGATAAAATGGTTTTTCATGCTCAACAAATTTAATTTCAAAAAGTCTATCTCCAAGAGGGAAATAAATCAAATCTCCTTCTTTTGGTCTTGTAGATAGTTTAATATTTTGCTCATTCTTCATCAAAGGAGAAATATAGGTCTCAAATCTTTCCTTTGAAATAATTAGAGTTAATTCTTGCTCTTGCTGTATACCAAATTTTGATAATATCGTAGTATTATCATTGTATCCCTCAAAATTGTCTATATACGCTTCGATTGGATATGCATCATCAAATTTAGATTGTATTACTTCTCTAATAATAGTTTTTTCAGTCAGATACTTCCTTGGAAGATAATGCACCTCAACACCATACATTCTCAACTGTTCGTTGATAAGATCTTGTATTAGATTTTGCTCGGACCTTGCCCCTTGTTGGAAATATGGATTAAGCATTAGATTAACCGATCATGTCAAGTGGTGGAAGTTCATAAGTGTTTGACATAATCTCTCTAATAACATCTAGTTCTTTTTGAGCATCATCATATATCTGCCTACCATTCAATTCAATTCCACCAGGAAGTTTGACACCCTGGAACTTTAATAAATTTTGCCCCCACTGTCGTTTAATGAGTTGAGTGACATATCTTTTAAGGAATGAATCATTCCAAACCCTATTAAATGTATCTGGATCTAACAATCTATAACAATCAATAATGAGATAATCATCTTTCGTGACATCTCCCCAATCAACATCTAGGTAAAGTCTATCCTGTCTTTGATTAAATCTTATTTGCTTCTCTGTGTTTAACGCAAAGTCCATATCCTCAAGATATCTTTTTGTCATGGCATATGTCAATATCTCAGTAGAACTGAAATAGTACATATCATTTAAGAACATTTGATATTTCACACTAAACATATTGTTGGTCACAGTTTGTGAACCATCATATCTGAATATTTTGTTTATTCCAATAACTTGTGGGGGAACTTGGAGATAGTTGCTGTTTTCTTCAAAAGAAAATGTAACTGTAGAACCATCTATAGTTGAATCTGCAGTTGTTGTTACAATACCAACAGTTTTATTATCCCCCCTTGTTCTTCCTCTATCAATATCTCCTTGTGTTATTTTATATTTCAAATATGTTTGAACTACACCATCAAAGTGTCTCTCTTGAAAATATTGAAGGGCATCATCTATTAAGTCATCAATTTGCTCATCAGCAACGTTGATTTCTAAAACTGGTGCTCCCAGTTGTCTTTTACAATAGTTTATTAAGTCAGACCTACTTGCTGGTTGAGCCATGTATACACTAATTCCTTAATTGTATTTAGGTTCAAGATGAAATGGTATTAAAGACATTTACATTTCCACGAACCAATGGATACGTCGATGATCCAATCGTTACAAGAACATCATAAACATACCTACCTTCAGTTAAAGCACTGGTTTCGGTATCAGTAAGGGATATTTTTATTTTCCCATCGTAAGCACTAGTAAATCCAACTGTAAAGGTGTCTGTAGCTCCAAGAGTCGCACCAACAGCAACACTTTTTGCTATTGCGCCTGCACCAGAATAACTTGTCAAATCAAAAGCGGTGTTTGAAGTTGTCTTTACATTAAAAGTAGTAGAAAAGTCTGTTCCACCATAAATGCTTAGATTTGCCCCATACGGAACTCCAGAATCAGGATCAAAAGTTACGTTTTTAGTTGCCATTTGTCGGTATACCTATTGAAGCCATTGTTTCTTGTTGCTTATAATAAAGTTTACAGAAACACTTAGCAATATTTCTAAGTTCTTCTCTATCATCACAACTATCTATTTGACCCGCTATCTTGGTATATTCAAAACTTTTAGTTAGATTATCTAAACTTATTTCAGTTGGATCCATTGATTAACTCCTTTAATAGTGACTTAATTTCAGAAATGTCCTCTTTAAGATTAGCAACTTCCTCTTCAATATTCCGTACCTTTTGATGCTCTTTATTTTTTACTTTACGTCTCTCAACGTATTTTTCATGATCTAAAGAGTTTAGATTCAATATGGCACCGGTTCGTGGATCCCTTACGAGATCCACGTAATCTTTTACTTTATGCATTATGCTAGGGCAATAACTCTTAGGTTTCTGGCTCTTGGTACATATGTTTGATTTGTACCCGTCAACAGAATTTTAACTCTGTAAACTTTAAATGAGGGTAATTCATCAATACTAAATGTATGTTCTTTAAATTCAATTGAACCACTATCAAACCCATATGTAGGAGTTTTGGATACAAATGAATCTGGTTCGCCGTTGTTATTTGCAATATCAATAATTTGACCTCTAGAATTTAGATTCTTATATCCTGGGAAAGGAACAAAGATAGGATCAAATCCGTCTTTATTGCTAATGGCATATAATACTCTAACATCAGAGTAGTCATTAACGTGAGCATCAAAAATAACTTTCAGTGAAGTTGCTGGATTTTCCAGTTTGATTTCTTTAGAAATATACTGGCAAGCAGTAGGATCTGTCAAGATTCCTTTTACTCTAGAATCGTTTGCAATATCAGTGATTTGAGAATCAACTCTATTTGAAGAAAGGATAGTGCTAACTCTTTGTCCATCAAGCACGGGAGAAATGTGAGAGTCTGTAGTTACCAGATTGACTCTCATTTGCATGGATTTTGCCCCTTCAATATTGGTCAACTTTGCATCTTCGTTGACCTTAGAACAAATCAATCTTGTGCTATTAAGATAGTTTGGTGTATTTGGAACAACAGGTTCAAATCCAACATCAAGATAAGCAATTTCATTACCACTTAAACTTTGACCAGTTACAGTTCTAACTTCCGCACTAATACTAGTTCCTCTTGTAGTTACATTTTGAATAATTGGAGTGATAATCTCAAAGGGCATGTTTTGAGTTGCCTTGATGTTTGGTCCTCCTGTAGACCCAGTAATACCCATGTGCAATTTGGGGAAGCCAAGTGCATCATCACTTCTATCATCATTACTGGCGTTAAACTTCTCAGACATATCAAGTTTGACGTTATATGAGTCGAAAGTAATAGAACTTCCTATAGAAACGTCGCTTAAAGTATGAGTTTTATTAATTCTATGGAGGCAAACACCACCAAGTTCATATTTGTAGACTGGAGTTCCAGTAGGATAAGTGATTGGATTACTTCCTCTAGAAATACTACCGCCAATAGTGTTTCCATCTACACTACTATATTCAATAATTTCCTCTCCAATTAAAAGGTATCCTCTATTTGTAGATCCAACACTGACATTTTCAAAGTTAGAGAATGCTGTTGCATTTTCAACAGAGATACCTGCTGTAGAACTGGAGGTGTATGCGGCAGTTAACTTGGTTGGTTTAACATCTGGAAGGACTCCAGAAATAATCACTTTATTGTCAGGGAAATACATTCCGTGATTTTGATGGTTCACTTTAATATGAAGTCCATCAGTAATCTCATTAATTGATGCGATTTGAACATTCCCTCCCGGTGCGGCAGGTAGGTTATTGTTAAGAGTTTGGGCAACACCTACACTATTGAAATAATTTAATTGTGGACCAGCGACAGTAAACTGTCCCTGAACATTATCGAGGATAAGTTCACTGGTTTTACCAATACCAGAAACAGTAAGTCTTACATTTTTACCCACCGATGCAGCACCAATAGTATAAATTCCAACAACATCACCAGTTTGATATCCATTACCACCGGATCCAGTGATAGTTGCTGAAGTAACTTGACCATTAGTAACCGCAACAGTTGCTTGAGCACCTCTGCCGTTTCCAGTTAGTGTTACAAGATTAACACCAGTAAATGTAGTAGATCCATCAGTTGGGGTTAAACCAATACCTGCATTAGAAATTGTTAATGCTGTTCTAGGAATAGTACCAGCGACACCAATTAGAACACCTGTGGCATTTGTTTTATTTGTATGACTTGCCCCTTGGAAGAAAGTATTACCAATTTGATATCCAGAATCCTGTACAGTAGTTCCAAGTCCTACTCTAATGGTTCTAGAAGAAACCTCAAGAGAATCGGGTTGAAGCACAGGTATTTGTCTATTACCGTCAGACAATTCTGGACTATAAAAATCAACAGTTCCAGACTCAAGGAATTCTGCTCTATACATAATAAATTTAAGATCTTCCCACTGACTTGCTTCCCAAGTAGAAGCATTCTGTGATTTAAACAATGATCCAAGATATGGTTGGTTTGAGATAAACGCATCACTTAAAAGATCATTCTCACCAATCCTAGAAATATAAACACTATATTTTGTAGAGTTAGATGCAAGAGCAATTGCATACTCTAATCCACCTTCTAAGAATACTGGAGCTTTAAACTCAACGGTTGTTGCCACCGATCCATCATCAGATGTTTCAATATCTGCTGGATCAATAACAATCTCAGAGAATGGGAGAATTTTTTGTGTTGGGAAACCATTCTGCATGGTTCTAAGTTGGAAGACAACAGGGATATCCATGTCATCTTTTGTTCTAAAGTAAACATCACACTTAGTGACGAATACACCAGACTCTTCCTCAACTAAGAATGATTGTGCAAGAGGGTCATACCAACCAACAGTATTCTCTCTAGTTGTTTGCCCAACAACTTGTGATCCAACAACCTGAGTTCCAAGATTTGTGTTTACGTTTCTTTCTTGGAATTCTTGTCTTCTTTCGATTCTAGCGTTTCTAACTGAAATAATATTTTCTTGAACAGTCTCAAGTGTTCCTGAGGAAGCAAATGCTTCTTCAGCAATCGTTGTCGCTACATCTGGATCATTGTCCTCATCATTAGTGAGGGTAAATGTTTTAGTTCCAGTTTCAAATCTTGGGTGATTAACTGAGTTGGGGTTTGGAATAAAGAAACTGCCTGTTAGATTTGCAGCCAAATCGGATACAAGTCTATGTCCTGTTATGACTGCCTCTGCACCACTTGTAGAACCTTTTAGAATCATTCCCTCGGCAATAACACCAGAGTATTGACCTTGAGCTTCATTTGATAATGAGAATGTATCAACATTTAAGATAGTCGATGTTGCTGAATATACTGCAGATAAAGATGTTCCATCATAAGGACTTTCTCTAAACACCTGATCAGGTGCATTATATTCACCTTCTCTATGATTTGATTGAGCAACTCTAAATGTAATTCTTGCTTCCTCTCCAACTAATCTTCTTGCAACAGGCACAAGTCCTGGTCTCGCCATTCTACCAATAACAGTTTCACCAACTTGGAATGTTCCAGATGTCATGGATATTTCAAGAAGTTTTGGAACACAGTATTTGTCAACTTGTTCCCCATCAAAGAATGCATGCATTCTTGTAAGAGGTTTCATTCTCTTAGAAACAAATTCAACATTTCTTGACCTCATGAAAGGAATGAGATCTCTACTTACAGTTCTGTCTCCTACAGATTCACGATCAAACTGTTCATGAACAAATAACTGGGAACCAGTCCTTGATTGTTGGTCGGTTCGGATTGTCTCTCTTACAGTATCCTCAATAGTTGTTGTGGTTGTATCTTGAACCCATCTTGCAGTGCCACTACCACCATTAATCCAACCACCAACACCTCTTCTACCACCATTGGTTGTAGTTGTTCTTCTTGTAGTTGTATCGTTAAATTCAAATCCAGTCCAATTAGTTTCCCAAGAATTCCAAACAACAGGGGCAAATCCTCTTTGTGGGTCAAAGTTTTCTGTTTGCTCAAGAAGTGCAACTTGAGATGCATAATCACCTTCAACATCAATAACTTTAGGTTCAATTCTTACAGTGTCTACCCAAGTATCTGATGCAGGATTTAATTCCATAGTTCCCTGCCAGAAACTAATTAGGAATGGAGTAACGCTCTCTGTTCTAGTTGCAAACGGTTGATTAATATATTCAACTTCACTGTAATCAAGAGTGATAACATCATTTGCCTTTCTTATATTATTACCTTCAATAGTTGAAAAATTAAGATCTGCTGTTGGATCTACATTTACAACTGGTC